TTTTTTCGTCTTTTTCTGTCATTTCTGCTCAAATTTTTAGTAACTCTTTTTTATTTTTTCCACTTATAGCTTCAAGCAAAATATATAAGTCGTCTACTCTAATTTTTCAAAGGTTTTTCAAATTTATTTCACTTGGCACTTTTCCTTCGTCATCGTCTGAAAAATTCCAACTTTTAATACAGCGTAAAATCATTTTTAGTGATTTTGTAAACTGACTTTCTTCTGTCGTTGTGTCTTGTAATTCTCTTTGATCTCAAACTGTAAATTCTTTATAAACTATAACTTCGCTACCTGGATAATTTGGCAAACTTACTGTTTTTGTTGGTCTGTTATCTGATAATTTTACCATAATATTTATGTGTTAAAAATTAAAATAAAGGTATGGGGCAAATGCCCCTATACTTTAAACTGCATAATCTGTAATATCGTTGTTTAATTCTATTTCTATTGCTTTTGCTGCTGTTGGGTCATAATAACAAGTCCCTTCTAAGTCAACTGCATATAACTCGTCTGATCCTGTCGGCATATCATAAGTTTTAAACCTCATGTCGGCAATTCTAACAATTAATTTATAATTATAAGAAGTTGCACCGATTTTTTTCCCTAAATCAAGCGTCATAATAACTGCTTGCTGCTCTATATCTAAATATTTGTCTCTGTCTGTACTGTCTGTAAAATATTTAGTAAATTTAAACGATGCCATTGCTCATTTTGGTGCGATAACACTTGGGCTTGCGCTATTACTTCAATACCTTTCTTCTAAACCGTTTTGAAAAGAAAAAGTCCAGTTTTCAATATTTGTAAACGCTGCACTAGCTGCTGCCGTAAGGTCTGCCCCAAATTGAAAATCTGCATGAACAAAAGAAAAAGGCAAAGCAACTTGCGAATAAGACGGCGTTTGCGGTCTTAATTCTACCTTTGCTTTGTTTGCAACTGTATGCGCTGCAGTTGTAGTTGCTGTAATTGCTGTTTGACTACTTACTGCGGTTACTGTTGTATTTTCTGTCGCTGGGGAAATATCGGAAACTTTTATTAAATCTGTCGCAACTAGCCCCCTTGTATCTGTCATCGTTAAGGTTGCAGGACTTCAAATTGCTCCGTCTGCTGTTAGACTTCATTTTGTAAATACTCCGTAAGCTTTTAATTTTACGTCAATTTCACATATTCCGTCTGATCAAGTTATATCAAAACTATCTAATAAAGCCCCATAAGCTCTTATTACTTCGTAATCTGTCGAGCTTGGGTTACCTTTTAATTGTTCTATTGTAAAACCTGGCAAATCGTTAGCAACAGAAAAAAGGTGCTTAATAGCAACTCATGATAAAGTTGTTTTTGTATAGCCTCATAAAGCCATTAAAAACAAGTATCAAATTTCTTTTGCGTCAACGTCCATTTTAAAGTCGGAATCTGTTGTAATTTTTCCTTTTACTGGTGTCAAAGCATTCCACCTATTTGATGTTATTGGGTTTGCTTCAATAACTTCTTGATTAAAACCGATATCACCTTCTTTATATCTTATAAAATTTGTAGGTTTAACAGTTGTTGCTTTTGTCGTTTCTTTTTTTAGGGCTAAATAACCCAGTCTTGTACTTGCCATACTTTAAACTTAAAAAAATAAAATTATTCTTCTACCTCATCGGCTGTGGTTTTGTCTTTTCCTCATTTTAACTTGTCTCTGGCTTCCGCGTTGCTTTTGACTTCCTCAAAATGTGGGCAAAGTTTTAAAACTTCTGCTTGTTGGTCTGTTACTTCTTTTTTTTCTCCTGGTGCAAATACTCAAATATTTGTCACGGCTTGTTCCCTATCGGAAACATTTTTAAATATAGTCATATTTTTAAAAGTTAGTTATAAAATTTTTATTATATTATTTTTTTTTATAAAATACACAAGCTTTTTTATCTTTCGAAAACTGCCAAAAATTCTAAATCTAAACTCGCCTCATAAGTCGCTGTTTCTCTTTTCCCTTCAAAATTATATTTTATAGCTCCTGTATTGACGACCTGGACTTCTCCGTCTAAAGTTGGGTTACTTGTAATAATTCCCATTATAGTGTCCTCATCAAATTTCTTGTTTGTCATTTTTTCCATAATTTGTACCACTTTTTTAGTCCATGGCACTGTCTCTCCGTCTATATCTGCTAGATCTGTTTTAATATTTGCAACTACTTTTATTGTTATATTTCCGTTTAAATTATCATATCTGCTCCCCCTTCTAGTTGTTGTGTCTTCAACTGGTATAACACAAATACAGGGCATATTACTTGCTGCTATTACCCCTGGGTCTCCGTAATATACGCGCTTTATTTCTTTAAGTGCGTTTTGAGATGTAATTATTTGCGTTTTTATAAGCTGTCTTATTTTTTCAATTACGTTATCAGTCATAAATTTTTAATTAAAAAACTAAAATTGTTTTCCAAAATTTTTTATTTTTTTGTTTAATCCTTTACCGATAATAGAAACAATATTTAATTTGTCCCTTTGTTTTAACTCTAGTATTAAACGTCTTGGCAGCTTACCTTTTCTATTTTTCTGTTGGTGATATTTAAAATATGGCGCTTTGTTTCAAACTACTACTTGCATTTTTCCTGGGTCTTGTGTAAAACTTCTTTTAAGGTTTCACGTCCATTGTAAAATTGGTCAAGTTGCGTTAGCTCCGTTAGACGCTTTTTTATAATATCATGTTTTTTTCTGTCTTGCTTTAACTGTCGAAGGTGATAAACTTTTCCATTTTCCCCCTCCTTCACTTCCTTCTGTATCAAAATTACTAACTGCGCTGCTTTCAATAGTTTTTCAAATCTCCTTAAATTCTTTTTGCATATCTTGCACGCCGTCGGCAAGTATGCGTAAATTACGAGATAAAACTTTTTGCCCTTCCAGCTGAAACTCTAAAACTGCCATTTAAAACTTCATATTAACGCTAAACTTGCGACAATCGCTATTTGTGGGGTTACCACTAATAACTTGCTCTTGTCCTCATTTAGTGTCAAAAGCTTGTCCGGCGTTATCTATCAAAATTAATTCCCCCGTTAAAATTTGTTTTAGCATACTTTCTGCTCTGTCAATTCTATCGTCTCCCATGGCAATTCCTGTTGCGTCCTCATATTCTACGTTTAATAGGTATCAAGCTGCCAAAAGCATTTCTATTAAGTCTAAAAGTGCTGCAGCTGAGCTATTTGTAAATAATAAAGCGTTTAAAGGTATCGTGTATTTTTGGGCTAAAACTGTGTTTACTCTTCCGTTTGCTTGTACTCTGTATTGATCTATTGTATCAGTGGAAATATTGTCGTTGTTATCAAATCAAGCCTCATGTCTAACTTTTGGCTCGGTTGTATATGTTGTAACTGGCATATTTAATATAAGTTACTAAATAAAAAGCGTTCTAATATCTATAATTATATTGTCAAGTTTTGGTTTTTCTTGTAAATATTCAAATACCGAACTAAAAAAAATCAGTCCGTCAATTCCTCATTTAAAATTATATATTGGGGCAACTATAAGGCTTTTTGTGCCTAAATCTGCGGCAATATTTTTTGCTGCTCCTTGTAATTCTACGTTTGCGTTTGTTATAAAAGCTGGTCAATTTTCTTTTATAACTAATTCCTCATAATCTGCAAAAACGTAATACGGCATTTTTTGGTTTCCGACTGGGTTTTCTATCATTTTTTGAAGTCCTACCCTTGAAATTTCGGCAATTAAACTATAAAAAATAAAATGGATTTTTCCGTTTCTCATTCCGTTATGGTTAAGCCAGACACTTACGCGGTCAATTCCTTTTTCATTTATTCTTTGTCTGTTTTCTTCCAGGTATAATTGTAATTTTCTAAGTCTTTCTTTACTTTCTTTGTTTTCTTCTTCGTCTGTATCTGCATTATATTTTCTATAAATTTCTGCCCTATTTTTAGCAAAATATTTCTGGTCTACGTATCTATAAAGTAAAAATAAGACCATACCTGTAAAAACCGTCTGAAATCAAAAATCGGTTAAGTTTTTTATAAGGGTTAAGTAATCCATTTTATTTTTTGTTATTGAAATAAAAAAGTCAAGCGGCTTAACTCGTCCGTTTGACTTTATACGGGCGGTTTTCCCGCGTTTTTTAATCTAAAAGGTGAAAAATCTCGTATTCTTTCGCTTTTTTTTCTGATATTTCTATTGTGTCCCCTTCCTCATATGTTTCCCCGTCAACTCTTAACGTTCATGATCCAACTGCTACCTTAAATTTTTTTGTGTCTTTGGGTGTTGTTGGTGCTGGAGTTTTTGGTGGTGGTGTAACTTTTGGCTTTTCTTTTTCTTCGTCTGGTTTGTCTTCTATTGCTTCGCCTCTTTCTTCAAGTGTTTTTTGTAATAAGACGACTAACTCTTCTTTATTAGCATTTTTATTAAATTCAACTTTTAACCTTGTTAGCTCTGCGATAACTTGGTCCTTGTTTAATATTGGTGTTTCGTTTTCCTCTGTTGTTGTTTCTGGTGGTGTTGTTTCCATAATATCTATGTTTTAAAAAATAAAATATAAATACTTGGACGGTTTCCCGCCCAAATATTATGATATTGCGTTATAAATTATATAACCTGCAACGTTAGATATAAGTTTTATATCTTCTGAAAATTCCATTTCAACTACGTCAGCTTTTGCTGGGTCTTCTCTCCATTTTCTAACTGTTAAGTCTTCTGATGTAAAACCGTAAATAAAAGAAATTTCGTCGATAGTTGGGTTTGCATAATTTATGTAACACATAATAACGTGTTTACCCCAAATGTCTGCTATACTGTCTGCTGCTCCGTCGTTTGCGTTGTTTGTTACTCATCCTGCGATAATAACTTTCATACCTCTCAAAACTTTTGGCAAATCTCCATTTTCTAGCATGTCCCCTTTTGTATATTTTAATAATTCTATAAAAGAGGCACTATTTTTCATTACGTCTGCTACTGCTTCTGGGATGATAATAGTGTTTGGACGTCTTCAAATTTGTTTTCTTACTGCTTCTTTTCAAGCGTCTAATTCTTTAACGATATTACCTGCGTAAGATGCGTTATCCCATTGCGATGTACCTGAAAGAGTAACTTTGTTACTAGACGCATAATTGTTTAAGTTTGTGAAAACTCATGCGATTCTTGCTTCTCTTGATAACATTAAAGACCCTTTTAATCTATTAGTTTTTGAAATTTCTAAGTTCAAAATACTGTCTGCATTTTTCTTTTCTTTGTCTAAAATTTTTACGTTTAATGCGTAGTCTTCTGTTGCATAAGTTTTAGTTGAGCTTGAAAAATCAATTGTTTTAGAAACTGCACCAGGCGCTCTAACGTCTCTACCGTTATAATTTCTAAAATCATCACTTTTAGACCATTCGTAGTAAAGCCCTGTGTCTTTTACTACTGGAATTTTTGGGACGATAATGTCTCAAATTAAACCTTCTACTTTATATGCTACCGATAAATTTGTCAACGCTTGGTCAACTTGCACATTTCTTGCTGTTAAAGTCATATTTGGAAAATAAAAAAATAAAATAAGTTATTTAAAATTAAGCTGGTATTACATTTTTTCTTAATAATACTGGTATATAATCCCCGCTTGCTCATGCTTGTTGTGCAATTCAAAACGAATTGTCTCCAGCTGTTGTTGTAGTGATAGCCACTCCACCTGTTGTTGCTGTTAGTTTATCACCCACGGCAACTGTACCTCAAATTTTTACTCTTGCTATTCCGTCAATTTGAACGGCAACGCTTTGTGCTGCTTTTGCTTGTATTGTTGTAACTCAAAGCACTTCCGCACTTGCTGCTGCTGCTGCTGACACTTGTCCTTCTGTTGTGTCCATTTTTACCAAAATTGCTTCCGCTATGTCTGCAACTGCTTTATAGCTGTATACTTTACCTTTTATAGAGTACATATTTAATAATTTAAAAATTAAAATAGTTTAAAAGCCCTTTTAAGCGGCTTTATTTTCTTTTATGTAGTTAGCAGCCTTTTTAGTTGCTTCAATTAAATTTAGCCCCTCTTTTTCTGCAAATTCTTTGGCTAAGTTAGCTAAAACAAAACTGTCTTGGTCTACTCACTCTGGTGCTTTTTTTGCTATTTCTGCAAATTTAGCTGCTGGAGTATCTACTCCGCTTGCTCCTCTTTCTCATAACTCTACTGTTTGGAAATTTGTTGGGTTTATTAACTCAAAAAATTCTTTTACAAGGTCGTCGGAAAGTTTAGACGCAAAGTTAACAAACTTATCTTTTGACTTTGTCGCGATTTTTCCTGCTGGGTTATGCTCGCTAAATACAAAAGCACTCATTTTGTCTTTAATTTCAAGGGTCTTTTTCGCTCTCTCCATTTCTGAAAAACTTTTTTTCATGGTTTTAATTTCGTCTAAGGTCAAACCGATCTCATTAAAAATTTTTTCTGAAAATTCTTTGTTTTCTGGTGCTGGGTCTTCTTGGTTTCCCTTATCTTCTCCGTCGCTTCCCTTATCTTCTATATTTCCTTTATCTTCGCCATTTTCTTGGCTTCCCTTATCTTCTCCGTCGCTTCCTTCTCAACCCTCTTCATTAAAAACTTTTTTTTCTAAAGCAAGTAAAGCGTCTAACTCTTTTACTTGTTCGTCTGACTTTAATTCGCTAAACGCAAGTTTTGCGTCTTCAAATTCTTCTGTTGTAATTTTTTCTTTTGCCGTAAATTGCGTTTTTAATTCGCTAAACTTTTTTGACATATCAAATAAATTAAAATATAAAATGTCTTTTTTCTCTCCGTTTTCCTCGCTGCCTGTTTCCGACATTGCAAGAGCTTTCATCCTCTTGAAAAATGGGCGGTTAGTGATAGCGCCTCCAACTAAAAGGTTTTGCACCGTTTGTCCACTTTCTTCGTCGCGGAACGAAAAAAATAACTCTGGGCTAAAATACTTATACGCTCAACTCTTTACAAGTTCTAAGCCTTCTTTTGTCCACTCAACCGTTGCAAAAATAGCGTCTCCGCCTTTTTTAACTAGGTCTTTAATCCATCCCACGGCTTTGTGGTTTGGCTCGTGGTTTATATCGACCGCAAGGTCAATACCCCTTTTATTTTCTTGAAAATTTTTTATAAAATCGTCAAGCATTTCCGGTGTAATTGTAAAATCCCCGTATTGGGCGTGTTTCCAGCTTCAAGTTCTCATTATTTGTATTTCGCTTGTATTTCAAGTAAGCGTCCCCATTTCTGCAAAAAATCTTATTTTTTTCATAAAAGTGTTTTAATTAAAAATAAATAATGTTTTCTTACGTCGTCTTTTTTTATATTGTTCTCGCTGCTCTCTATTACGTCAGCTATTAGTATATTTAATGCTCTTCTAATCACAAGCAAACTATTTAAAAGAGTTTGTTTTTTTATAGTTTCTGGCTTGTATAATGTTTTATTTGCTGTCATTATAGTTTTTACAATTTAAAAATCAATATTTTATTTAAAGTTTATACCTTTCATACGTAACTCGTCAAGTAAACTGCTATAAACTCCGTTTTGCTGGATCAATTTCTCTGCTCTAGTCTTTGCGTCGTTTGCTGCTTGTAAATCTTCGTTGGGGATAACCTTTTGTAAATCTTGGAAACTTGTATACCCCGTGCGGTCTCTCGGTATACTTGCAGGAATTTTGGAAATTTTAGGCTTAATAAATTCGTTGTCTAATATTTCCACCCAAAAAGAACGGCAGTGTATATGCAAAGGTGGGCTTAATCTGTAAAAGTCCGGGTCGTCCCTGGCGATAACTCTTCCATGTAAACTCTTGCAAAGGTTTGTCGTTCTTCCGTCTATAATGGCTGTATATTGAAAAGCATAAATTTTCTCGGGGTTGGTCTCAAAAACTGCTATTCTCCCTGTATTAAATGCCCCTCAAATTGCCGCGCTCGTTGTTGCTCTAATTAGTTTGTCAATTTTCTGATCAAGCGCCTTTTCAATTTGTTTTAAAATAACTGCCGTACTAACTCCCTTTTGTAATTGATAAAACGCCTCATTTTTTGCGGTGTTTGTTATATCATCGGCAATTTGTTTTTCGCTCATGCTTGCTTGCGCTCTATAAACCCCGGTCACGTCTTTATCTGTTGCCGGTACTTTTACGCCCATTTCGTCACTTGCTGTTTTTTTTCCGGTTTCAAAAATATCTTTACTTATAAGAGCGTATTCTTTCGCTAAATCCCCTTTAAAATTTACGGCAATATCGTTAAGCGCTGCCATGTCGTTTGCTTCTAAGGCTGCTTTTATTTCTGATAATATTCTCTTTTTTTCTTTATCTGCCAAACTCTTAACCTCTGCATTAAATCTAGCCTCGAAAGCGTCAAAACTCCTCGAAATACTGTCTAGGTTTACTTTACGCTCTGCAAAGGTTAAATTATCACTAAAAGCGTTTTGAATAAATCAAAGCGCTTTTAATTTTTGTCTGTCTTCTGGTGTTGCGGCTGCGTCTAATAACTTTGCCACTATTTCATTTGTTATCATTTTACTTTCCGCAAAATATGCGGCTGCTGCTTGGTTTGTTACCAGCTGAATAATATTACTTGTTGCCATAATTTTGTATTTTTAAAATATCATAAATATTAAATGTGTTTCTTGCTTCCTGGAAAGCTAAAGCCTCTGCCTCATCCGCAAAACCTAACTCCTTAAATGCTGCTTGTTTTTTTACTTCTGCAATTTTGGCTTGTGTGTCTGCTTTTTTATTTGCAAAATCTGTTTTAATTTGTTTTACCTCTGCTTTATACGTTTTATTTTCGTCTTGTATTCAAGCAATTAAAGTTCTCAAAGCTTCCTTTTTGTCTTTGTCTTTTCAAGCGGCTTTTACTTGTTTTCTTAACTCTGCTATTTTATCACTATTAGCTGAAACTTTGGCGTTTACGTTGTCTGCTACTTGTTTTGCTGATAATTTTCCCTCGTTTAATTTACTTCTTACTCCGTCTAAATATTTTTTTAACTCTTGCTTTCTTGCTTTCAATTCTTTGTTTGCTTCTACCCTGCTTTTAAATGCTTGACTTCTAATACTTTGTAAAGTTGCCATTTTTTCTTGTCTTTGTTTTGTTAAAGCTGCTAAATTTGCCCTTACTTCTTTTAATTTTTGATTAAATGCGTCTCTTTGCGGTTTTCCTGCTTTCCCCTTTGGTATAGAAGCCTTTAAACTTTTTAACCTTTCTATGTCTGCTTTTACTGGTGCTGCAGCTGTTGCAAATTCGTCTCTTGCGTTTCCGATATTCGTTCTCGCTTTGTCTAATTGTTGGCTTGCGCTGTCTCTTTGCCCTTTTAAGTCTTCGTTACTTTTTCCCCCTTTTCTTTTCCAGTATTCTTTTAACGCCTCGCTTATTTTGTCTTTTGTTTCTTGACTTACTGTGGCAAAATGTAAAGCTTCGTTTTCTGAAAATCTTATTAGTTCGTTTTGAGTTAAAATTTGTAACTCGTTAGCCTCTAAGTCTGCCAGCTGTTGTTCCATTTGTGCAATTTCTTGGTCTTGGTCTTCTGATGTCATATTCTCGGGTGCTGTTTCCATTTCGTTTGTGTCTTCCATTTCGTCTTCTGGACTGTTTTCCATTTCGTTTGTGTCTTCCTCTAGTTTTTTTGGTAGATCAAAAACATCTCTCAAATAATCTTCCAAATCTTCGTCCGGTGTAATTAATCCACCACCAGCTAAAGTTGATAAAGCTGACGATAATTTTGTATAATCTACCTCACCCAGCTTGTTATATTTAAGCTTTGGATAACTTTGATTTTCTGATAAAGTAAAATTTAAGTCTACTAACTGTTTAATTAAATCACGGTTTAATTTTTCTGCTATTTGTTTTGCGATAGCGGTTAAACTTAATAAAAATAAACTGCTTTGGTCTTCGCTTAATGCGTAACTTCAAGCCCCACTAGCTCATAACTCTAAAAATTGCGCTAATATATTTTTGCTAATTTCTCTGTTATGGTGTGCGATACTTTCGTCCATTTTGCTTTGCGTTCCTGCTTTAAGGTCTGCAAATTCAAACTTCCAGTCCTCTCCTGGCAAAACAATATATGTTGACTCTGTGCTTGATAAATTCTCCAAAATTGCTTCTGCTTCTGCTTTATCTGCTGCGGTTGCTCCCTTGGGCATTGTTATAACCGGTATTCAAACGCTTTGTCTTTCGTGTTTAACTGCGTCAAATTTATATAAAGCGTCTTTAATAAACCAGTGTTTATAAGCTGATCTTAAAACGCTTACTCCTTCATAATTGTCTCACTCTTGTCTAAATGTAAAACGCACTAGCTTGTCGGCTGGTATAGACGGCATTGAGTTACCGTTTGGCGCTTGCGTTCATAAACTTTGTTGCACTCCTGCTTGGTGGTCTGCGGTTTCCCATTTCATTATCGACCACGGCAAACGTTGCGCTAACTTCTTTAAAACAATTTTATCACCGTCAAATTTAAAAACTTTTTCAAATAAAGAAAACCCAAAAGGCAGCATTGTTAATACTTGCCTCAAAAAGTCATCCCATGTAATTTCCATTTTTTCAAATAACGCTTTTTCTACGAAATTTGAAATTATATAATCCTGGTCGGTGATAATATATTCCCCGTCTGCTTGTTCTGTTTCCCCTGGCTCTATACTCCATAAAGTTGAACGGATCGGCAACTCCATGGCAAGTAAAGTTGCAAAAATTTGTGCGTCTGACTTTCTCATTTCGTCATACTTTTTAAGCCCTGTCCACCCTGTAAGTTCTGGGTTGTATTCTTCCATAATCCACCCACCAAAAATCTTCGTTCCTGACGCTCAAAGCTCGTTAACTAATACTTGCGGGCTTGTTACTTTTTCCACCTCTTGCGGTGTATTACTTGTTTTTACTTCCTCTTGCATAATGTAAAAAATAAAAAAATAAAATTAAAAACGAAATGAAATAATAGCCTTGTCTTTACGTTTTGCTTTTTTGTTTAACTCTTTAACTTGCTTCATTTCCGCTGGGGCGTTTTTCAAAAGTTTAAGCCCGTATTTTAGGGCGTCAAAATCGTGGTCGTCTCCGTTGGTGTCTACGTCTTCAACTTTTACTTTATCAAATTGTAGAGCCGGCAAGGTTTTAATAAGTGACACGCAGTTTTCAAAAACTTGGAGTCCTGCTCTAGCTCCGTTAGGGTGCGGCTCTTCGTATTGTTGTAACAAAGTTCTAACTAACTGCGCCCCCGATAGTCTGTCGTTGTCTCCCGGTAGTATATTTATTTTGTTTCTTTCTGCAACGTCAAAAAATGTCTCTCACGTCGCTGGGTTTTTTGCTCTAAGTGCTGGATCAACTGCAGTTCAAATATATATTTCGTTTTCTGGGCTATGTGCTTTTATTTGGTCGCAAACGTCCTGGTATAGCCACTTTGTATTTCTTGCTTGCCTGTAAACAAAAATAGTTCCGTCGGTTGGGTCTTCGGCTAGCCACAAAATACTCGTAGGGTTTGTAAATCAATAATCCAGGCAGCGCACTTTTTTCCAGCTTTCTGGTATTGGAAAAGGTTTGCAAATATGCACCTGTGGATTCCACTCGGTATAATATTGCCCGTCAAATATATTCCAGTCCCCGTATAAATAAGCCTTTTTTTGTTGCTCGTCTAGGGCGTCAAGTCTTTTCACGTAGTTTGGGTCGTTTTCTAAAAGTGCTGGGTTGTCGTAAAGCGTGGCTTGTATGTATTCGTATTCCTCCCCTTGCTCGTTCTCTCTAAACTCTCTGTCGATCCAACGTCTTTTAATCCAACCGTGTCCAACTCAACCCGGGTTAGCTGATCAAAAAAAACAAGGCGTCCACTTTTTTTTGGACGTTCTCAAACGTGTCATTAAAAAGTCAAAATGTTGCTCTTTAAAATGTTGCAGCTCATCAATACCTATTGCGTCAAACTCTGCCCCTTGATATTTAAAAACATCATTGTCGTTATTTACGTGTCAAAAAACGATTTTACTGCCGTTTTTAAAAAACATTATGTGTTTAGAGCTGTTGTATGTGTAACAGTCACGGGGCAATTCTGCTAGTAAAGGCATTATAATTGCCGCCTCTAACTCTGGGAAAGTTCTTCTAAATAATCAAATAGTTAAATTCTTTTTTCTTTGGCTAAGTCTCACAGCTTCCATACGTTCGGCTTTACTTTTTCCCCCTCCCATAGCTCATCCATAAAGTCTATATAATTTTTTGCTTTGGTGGAATTTTCTTTGTTTGGGAAATGGTACATAATCCGCTTTTTTTGTTGCCATATATTTTTTTTATCAAAAAGTTATAAAATCATATAGTTTTTAACGAGTTTTGCTATATTTTTTATTCGTCATCGTCGTCATCTTCTCAAAATTGACTAGGTGGCAAATCCATCGTAAATCCGATAGGGTTTCCCCCTGTGGTTAAATCTGTTTTATTGTATGGTGCAAACTCTGACGGCTTTTTTCTTTCAAGCCACCACTTCGCACTTGCTACGTCATTATTGGAAATGGCTTTATAAATCACACGTTTAGATTTTATTAAAGAAAAATTCTGCATTGCCTCCAGCCACTGGTTAAACTTTTCATTAATCTTTTTATATTTCAAAACGGTATCGTACGAGCAAACTCACGCTTCAAGCGCTGCTTCTTTTAAGTCGCACCCTATTTGTAAAAATGGTTTTAATGCTTCTTTAATAGCTTGCAAGTCAGCTTTCGGACGTCCCGAGTGTAACGAGTTATATTCTGCTATGCACTCTGGTGAGCAAAGTTTTACAATCTCATAATGTGTCTCAAAATCGTTTCCGCATATTTCGCACTCCTTCCAAATAGGAATTTTTAAACGCGTTCATCTGCTAGGAGGTCTTTTTTTTGCATGACTTATCTTTTTTTTTGGTTTTTTTGCTGCTAATTTCTTTCTTAACTTTGCTAATTCTTCTGGTTTATCTTTTTTTAGTTGTTTTTTTGCCTCTTCAATTGTAAGGTCACCTTTAACCTTTGTTTTACTCATAAATTATTCGTTAGGAAATAAAGCTTTTATTTTCTGGCTGGTTTCTAGGTCTAAAAACCTTTTAAGGGGCTTTCTTTGTCCCCTGTCAATTTGTATTTCAACGTAATTTTTTTTATTTTTCAAAATTGTTTGATAATGTTTGTTTTCTTTTATGGCAATTTCTGCTAGTTTATAGGCTTTCATAAAATTTTGGTTATGATTCTAAAATTTCGTTTATGTCTAATTTTCTATTTAAACATTTAATTTCCGCGTGAGTTCACGTAAACTCGGCATATCTCTTAATTATAACTTGTACATATCACGGTTTTAATTCTACCCCGTAACAAATACGGTTTTTCTTTTCTGCTCAAATAAGTGTCGTACCACTTCATAAAAATAAATCTAAAATAATTTGTCATGGTTTACTCGAGTTTCATATTGCACGCTCTACTAAAGCCACCGGTTTCATCGTTGGGTGTAAGTCGTTAACTTGTGTTTTGTCAATTTCCCATACGTCCCCGGTTTCGTCGTGATATGCAACGAGTTTTGCTCCGTTTGTTACGTCAATTATATTTTTTGTGTTATCTGGCTTATTTATTCTTTGAATTTTATAATATTTATCTAGGCTTTTTATGTAAGCACTTTTTTTACTGACGATTATATCTGGCGTGTCGGTTTTTTTAGTTATTTTTATTACGTCGGTTTCCCCTGGCTCTCCATAAAAATTATGTTTTCAATTCCACCCGTAAATTATAGGCTCATAAAGGCTCATATAATCTGAATTTGATAAATTATGGTTATTTTTATGCCATATAATCAAATTACGCCACTGCAAGCTATTTTCGTTACAAGCGTTTAAAATTTTATCTATTCAAAGCCTGTAAAAACAAATATAAAAAGCTCCGTCCGTAAACTCTTTTATATTTTCTACTATTTTTTTTAAAAATATTTTTCCATCCTCTTCGCTCATTTTATCATTTTCAATTTTGTCATAATTTCCGTTTGCGCTTTTTTCTCCGTTACTGTGTACGCTCCCGCTAAAATCCATTAAATATGGTGGATCAGTAAACACCATGTCCGCTTTTTTATCTCATAAAAGAATTTTTATAGTTTCTGGATCTGTACTACTTCCACAAATTACTTTATGCTTTCATAACTGAAAAATATCGCCTTCTTTGACGATAATTTTTTGCGGTAGTTCTGGGATGTCATCATCGTCTGTTTTTCATTTATTTTCCTCGTCTTCGTCCAAAAAACTCAAATCTAAATCGTCAAATAAACTGATTAAGTCTTCATCTCATATTTCCTCTAACTCTAGTTTTAAATTTTCTTTGTCCCATTCTGCTAGGTCTGAAAGTTTGTTGTCTAAAATTCTAAGCTTTTTTATTGCCACGGGATCTAAATCGTCCCTAACAATTACCGGCACTTTTGTAAGTCAAAGCCTTTTGGCTGCTTCCGTCCTGGCATGTCAAATAATAATCACAAAGTTTTCGTCCACGACTATTGGCTGCGTAAATCAAAAATCTTGTATGCTATTTATTAATAGCTCGATTTGTTTTTCTGGGTGTTTTTTATTGTTAAAGCTATAAGGTACAAGCTTTTTTAATTCTATTTGCTGAATTTTCATAACTAATTTAAACTTAAAAAAATAAATGTTTTATTGTCGCGCAGCCACCCCCTATTTTGCAATTATATTTTTTGTCTCTCGTCAAAATTATGCCGCTTGCGAGAAACTCTCCCCGATAAACACAAAATAGGGCGTATAGGCTGTAAATCCGTTTATAAGGGTTGAATAAAAATTCAAGCGGCTGCACGACAATAAATTTTAAACGTTGCTTTGTTTTAACTCTTTATTTGGTACTTTCATTATAACGGGTTTTTTATCGGCGTCAACGTGTTGGTTTACCATAATACACGTGCTTTCTTTTTCTCAAACTTCCTTTATTGTACCTTCCCGAAGACGAAAGGCGTCGTCTATATAATAAACTTTAACGCCTTGCTTTTTCCGGTCTTTTTTTATAAAATTATTTCTCATTTATCAAAAATTAATTTATCTAAAATTTTTTTTGCTTCCTGGAATCAATTCGCCACGTATGCTTGCAAACCTTCTGTCTCATTTAATAATTTAATCCACTCTTTTTGCTCTGGCGACACCTTGCTACCTTCCACGCGTTTCATTTCTATAAAAACTGCTTTTTTAATTCCTAATTTTTGATAAATTATAAATAAATCCGGTAGTCCTGCACGTACTCATTTTTTGGTATTTTTTAAGTTAGTTGTCCAACCTCAAACCCACGAAACTTTTCACGTTTCTTCATTTACTGACTTCTTTTTTGTTGGCGTCTCATGAGGTATAGCTGTAAATTTACAAACTTTTCCCATGTTTTTTAAAATCTCCATATAATCCACAAAATTTTCTTGTTCTTCAATTTCAAGCGGGATTATATTTTTTCACTTTTCTAACCTTTTTATATTTGCTTTTGATAACATATTTTATTTTTTAAATTATAAACAAAGAGAAAACTAGGCGGGTATTACCCCGGCTAGCTTTTTTAAAAGTTTTTAACTTTTAATAT